GTCTACGCTATCCCTGGTCTGCCATCGTACGACGGTGGGCGCATCATGCACCCGTGGCACTTCAGCAAGCCCGACCGGGACCGTTTCCCAGCTCGCCCGATTGTGGCTAATGCGTCGGACCCGGATTGCCTACTTGGCGATGATCGCTTTGACAAGTGTCGGATCTACGATTGCGAGACGACGCCCTGTCCGAGTGGCACATGTTGGGACGTGACCATGATGCACGACCCGGACGGGAGCCCGCCACCGAGCATCGATTGGCATGGCATCCCGGTCGTGCATCTTCCAAGCGGGCTCTACTATCAGCCGTTGCATCAAGCGGCCTGTCTGATGCTTGACCCTCCGAAGCCCTAAAGATTGCGCTGCGCCCAACCCACCGTTGGCGTAGGTGGGTCGCGATCTTCCCACGCTAGCCCAAGAGGATTCCGCACAGCCATCTTAGGACGCGGCAACGGCTTACGCGCATTGCTGACGCATGCGCCCCGGTGACAATACTGACCAGCCGGGCAATCGCGGTCCCGCGAACATTCCGCGCCTTCATCGCTCGAGCGCGCCATCTCATCGCCAGCACCACGCGCCAAACCTATCAACAGCAGCAGTCCAAGAATCACCATAGGACCGGTTAGGCCGGGAGCTTTTGGCGGGGGCAGATTGTGGTTGCCGGTGTACGCCGCAAGCTGCTCTGGCGTGGCTGTGCGAAGAAACTGCACATGCTGGCTATGATGCCGCAGCCTGATCAGTCCTGGCAGGCACAGACCCAGCACGCCGCCTAGCAAAAACAGGAAGTGCCAGACAGTCACCTTGTCCGCAGGTAAGGCAAGCAGGCGCGCGACGAGGTCCACTAACGCTGATTGGTCCATGGCTACCACTCAACGTCTGAGATGCGCCACGAACCCGCACCGGACTGCGGAAGCACGAGCTCAATACGGCGATAAACCCCGGCCATCGGTGACACTTGATCGGGGATCACTGCGCGTCCGTTTCTTGCCGGTTTGAGCTCTGCAAAACCGAACTCAGCACGGCCCGAGCTTTCAAGCGACGGACGCAGTCGGTATGCAGCCTGGCCGGATGATGAGATCTCGACCGACAACCGGACCTTCTCGCCAGCAATGCCGCCGAAACCACGCTCGACACCCCAGATCGTGGAAGGGTGGTCGCCTGCTGGCATAGTAATATCCCAGCCTACCGTGCGCCCACACGATACCACCGGCACAGTCACAGACTCCGCCGATCGCTCAGTTGCCACCCAATCAGATACTTCTCGACCTGGCAAGCAGTCGGAGCCTGATGGCATGTCACAGCCAACGAGAAGCAGAGCAGCGAGGGAAAACGTAGACCTTTTCATTATTTAGACCTCATCACGCCAGCGCGGACCGTTCCCACGCCTAACAGTGTTATGTTCGACACGGTAGCGGTAGCTCCAACGGCTACGGCAGTCGTCGGGGTAACATACGGAATCAACGTGGTTCCGGCCGGCGTGGGTTTCGCTGTCCATTGCACAGTCCCAATGCCATCGGTGTTCAAATACTGGTCAGGCCCTGGCGCTCCAGTGACAGGCGGTGTAATGGGAGGAGAAAACGATGCCAAACCTCCGCCCGCCGCTTCCTCCTCAAAATTCATCCGGTCGCTTCCGTTGCTCATGCTCGCTTTCCTTTTGCCGCCTTGACGCGCTGCGATTCTACAGTGTATTCGTGTGGCATGAAGACCAAACTTGCCCTACTAGCGCTTGTCTTGCTCGGTTGCGGTTCACCTGTCGAGGAGTGCGACCGCTTTCGTTTTCTATCCAACTTCCATCCGACCAGCGGCATCGAAATCACTTGCCGTCAGGTTTACAGCGACGTCGATTCGTTGACCCAGTTCTACACGGTCTATACCGACGGCAAAACCACGGTGACATACTGGGCCAACTCGTATCCGATTCGCATCGAGGGCGACGCGCCTGCGTGCCTGCGGGATGAGTACCGGGAGACAATCCCACGTCCGCCCATGCTGGCATCGGAATGCATGCAAGCGCCGCTGGTGATCACGCCCTAAGCTCCACAGTGTACGACCAGCGTGAAGCCGCCATTGATTGCCCCACCGCCAGCCGTTGACCGGATATACACCGTGACCGGCATCTTGCCAGCGACCGGCGCCGCAGGAAGCGCCTCGGACACAAAGACCGCGCCCGAGTTGAAATATCCCGTCGCGACCGCTGCGGCGCGCTGGTAGTCAGCTGGCGCACTGGCAAAGCTAACCACCACGGTTCCTACGGCTGGGTTGGTGTAGGAATCGACGTTAAACCCCGCCTGAAAAACATACGCTGCGCCGTTCCACGAAAACACCGCGTATCCAAAGACCGGGGAATCCTTAGTGATGACTCCCGGCGGGTTTGCCGTGGTGGGAAGCGCTGTCCCTGAGCGTGTTGCTGATGGCACAATCGTACCAGCCGCAGCAGTCGAGGTTGCGCCGCCAGTACCATCCACCTCGAGTGACTTGAGCGTCTTACTGACAGCGCCCACAAAATCCCCAATGATGGCGCCACGAATGCCGAGATAGTAATCCTTCAGTCGGTCGAGCGAACGTCTTACCGGAGCCTCTCCGGCGATATTGGACAGCGCCGTGATCACTTTGTCGTCGGTAGGCACTAGGAATTGGTCAGCGTTGGTGCCCACGTCGGCGGTAGATGGAAAGGCGGCAGTGCCGTTGTATTGCGTCAGGTCAGCGTCAGACATCAGGGCACCAAGGGGCTAGTGGTGTAATAGGGGTTAAACGCATAGGATGGGCGGATGCGCTCCCATGGTTCGTTGACAGGGTAGACGTGGAAGTTACCCGACGGCAGAAGCTGCGCGTTTGGCCCACTTGCCGAATCACCAAAAACACAGATGAAGCGGCAGGACGTGTGGGCAGGCTTTGCCATTGCAATCACTCGGCGAATTTCGTCGATGCGCGCACCAAAGCCAAGTGGAGAACCTCCCCATGCGACGCCAGAGGTCTCCCACTTGGCGCCACTGGTTTTCCATTTTGTCAGAGGTGGCCCCAACAAACCCGGCGCACGTACGGCGACGTAAAAGAACGTGTTGTTTCCACCGAACACAGTACCCGGTGCGCCAGCGCCAGCATCTACAAGGTCGCGCCAGCTAATGACCCAGCTCTCCGCATAGCCAAGGTGCGCCAGCTCAGCTTGCAGCCCAGCCACAGTGCCAAACCTATACCAGCGGTCTAGCGGATTTTTCAGGTATTCTCGGTAAGTGGCATCGGTGTCAATGAGCGCCCGCGTGAGCCCGCCAAACGTCACCCCAAGCGAGTCCAGCGCATCGGCAGGCGCAGTGGTCGCAACATGCGAATAAGCGGCAGTTTGCGCAGCGGACACGGCATTATCCCACGTCGCTGCAATCGACCGCAAAAACGTGTACGTCTTACGGTGCTTCGTCGGGTTGTCTGCCGGCTCAGGCTTGGCCCACGTCGGATACGATGGCGACGTAATGAGATCCGCGAAGCTTTGCGGCGATGTGGATTCAACCGGCATTAGATTGGCACCGAACTTACACTTGTCGCGTCAGTAAAGACAACCAGATCCGCATACGCTGGTGCCACAGGAACCACCGGATTGGTCAGCGTGACATCGTAGACTTTTCGATTGTCCCAAAACACCGCATCTTGCACTTCGGATGGTGGGATGGGTCCGGCATCGTAGCCGCCGATCGGCACTCGCCGAGTGAGATCTGAAAGTGCTGCGCCGATGGCCGCTGGTGCTTCGTTGTAGTAAGGCGCAAAAACCTGCACCGTTCCCGTTACGGGTACCGTGACGGGCGTCGCTGTGCCGACGGCAAGCGTTGCGGTTACTGGAATGCGCGGGTTGGTGTACTGGTAGACATCAATCAGAGCCTGTGGACTCACGCCGGTATTGTTGCCAGCAAGCACCACGGTCACCCACGACGGATCGAAACTACCAAGGTGCAGGTTTGCATAAACGCGCACCTTCTGCACTTCCTTAGACGCTGTCAAAGCCCAATAGATATAGGCTGCCTGAGTTGAGCCAGTCGAAAGAATGCCCCACTTCGCCGCAAGTCGCTGCCGGTATCGGTCGTCGCTCTCGACATCGTAGCCGCCTGTTGCTGCGGCTGGGTTTGTGACCGAAATGCCGAGCACATTTGGGGTGACAAGCTGATTCACCAGCCCGGCGCCGACGTTGTACACGCTGCCAGCCTGCACAGCGCGCAGGGTAAATGACACCACGGCAGGACCAGCCGGCAGCGTTTCTGGCTGCGTAGACGCAAACACCTTGCCGTCTGATGTTTGTGCCCGTAGCTCGATTGGCCCGAGCGGTCCCGCGCCAGTCGGGATAGTGAATTGCACAGCGACAGTAGCAAACTCGCCACCCTGTCGAGGCTCGCCCAAAAAACCCTCACCAAGCCAGTCAAGCCAACCGCCAGACGCTTGCGGGAGCGAGGCAGAACCCGCAAACCCTGCGAGGATATTGTAAAGCAGCGCCGCCTCCTGCCCCATGCGATAGAGCAGCGTCCGATAGGGTCCACCCGTTCGCCAATTGGCGGTCTGCACGGTGACAAGCGATGGGTCGGGAGGAGCCGCCATGAACGCCAGCGACTCGTTAATGATTTGCTGTGCCGACTTCGGAACCAGCAGCGACAAGTAACTGATAGCCATTAGTTGAGCCTTTCGACCCACAGATCGCCGACGGTCGTGGGCGACACTGCGAACGAAAACGGATAGGGCTTGGCGCCGATGTAGACCGTGCCAAACACCGTGAGCTTTTTTGTTTGGGTGTCGGCAGTCAGTCTGACCACGCACTGGCTTACGCGATCATCTCGCTCGGCTTGGTTTTCAAGTGCCGACTTCAGCGCAAACAACCCTGCCTTGGTCAGCCCTCGGTTGAGATAGGAGCGCAGGTCTATTCCCCACTGTGCGCCCTCAATGGTGCCATCTGCAATGCCCGTCGGCTGCGTCCATCCGTTGATTAGATCTTGGAGCAGGCAATCAACATCGACGCGCAGGATCTCGTTTTCCGACAGGTCGGGTGTGACATCGATGTCAGTGCCAAGCGTCTCATAGTTTTCGACGAAGAAGTCCGACATTAGCCGCCCACCTCGACGATGTTAGAGCCTTCGGTAATGGTGATTTTCTGGTAATAACTGCCGGGCACGCCTGGAACGATGGGAGTCACAAACGGAGGCACAGGTTGCACCGACGACCAATTGACCTGGGTCACGACAGGTACGCCGCTCACGTTGGCCACCACGCACAGCAAATACCCAGCGGCATCCCCCTTGCGTGCGGACTGCTTTGGCGATGCACTAGCCGCAAGCTTTATGCTCGTCGCTGTGCTTTTGCCAAACCCGGCAATGATCGGAGCGGTTGGCGATGCGCCTTCCCAGCAAGCTACAGCGCGCGAGTTTGCGCCCACAGTGACTTCGGTATCCGGCAGCCCATGCCGAAGCATGGTGCGGCGCAGAGGCGAGTATCTGGAGTCGTCCGGCTGAAACTGCACGCTCTGGTCGCCGTTCTGGCTATTGATGCGACCCGGGATGGCACGGAAGTTGTCAAGTTTGACCCGGGCAAGCCACATCCCGAACAGGCGAAAAAGTGAGTTGACAGGACCAGGCGCATATGTCACCAGCGCCCGCATCTTGTCCGGCGTCCAGGTGTAAATGACCTGACGCACTGTGAGCCCGTCGATAATCTGGTCAACGGCGACGCTTGAATCGTTCAGATCCATCTCTGCCGTACCCATCTCGGGATTGATGTCGGTCAGGATGTAATCGGGCGCCGTCACATGCTGCGGGTTTGGCGTGCCTAGCCAGATCGTGCCATCGTCCAGGGTTCGCCAAATGACGCCTAGCGCCTCGGTAAACGCGGACAGTGCCTCGCCAACTGTAGAGGCCACGATTGACCACTGAGGCAGCACCTTGCCGAGCAGGTCGGTCGAAATGGTAGCCGCTTGCGCCTCTCCACCAGCGTTTAGAAGGTAGCTCAGCACAGTCTGCACAAGCGCGCCCTGTGACCACTCAGTAGGTGTCACGGGCTTCTGAAGTCCGCCAGCCCCGCCCACCACGCGGCATCGAAACCAGCCGCCTGAATCACCCGACAACGCCAACGTCGCATCGTTTGGATCGGCAACGACAGTCCCCTGCCATGTCCGACCAAGCAACACAAGCGATGCAGCGCCAAGTGGTCGGCTATCGGCGTCTAGCTCAATCTCGGCAGTCCACGCGCCTGAATGGGGCTGCTTGTGGTCTGCCCTGATAATCGGCTGCCCGTTTAACGTGGCGTCACTCATCGCACCACCGGAGCCTTGCCGACCGTGAGGCTATTCACAAATGCCGCCGTCGGGTCACCAGCTTTTGCAAGCTTAGACGTTTCCGCCGGGGTGTACAGCACAGGCGCCTGGTTTGGCGGACGCACGCGGCTTTGATTGTCCACGCCGGGGAGGATTTGCGGCGAGGTGGACATAAGCCCGACCCACTCGGTAGAACCCTTGGCTCTAAACGCTGGGTCAGTTGGTCCACCAACTTTGGCAGCCACCTTTGGCTTGCTACTCGTCGAGTTGGCGCTAATTTGCGTTTTGGGTCCGACGATCTTAAATCGAAACTCTGAGATGTACGGACGGATGCCGTTGGGGTCCGTCGGCTGCGGCAGTGGCGCGGCGTAAAAGTAGCCCTGCTTGATGTTTCGTGCGTACAGTTGCGGATGGAACACGTCAACGATGTTAAGCCGCGTCAGTGCCCGCTCTGGGCTCATGTACTTGAGGTAAAAGTCATGCAGCGCGCGAAACGTCGTCGCGTCCGTGGTTCGGATCTTGATCGTGCATTCCGTCGGCTCTAGTCCCTGGTCGATTAGGATGTCGCGCGTGGTGCCCTTGCTTTTTTTGTGCTCCACGTCGCGCTTACGCTCTCCTTCGATAGGCAAGCACGTCCCAGGCACAGGCAGACCGGCAACCCATAGCAGGTTCCAGGTCGTCGGGTCTTCTTCGGCAGTCGGTAGCTCATTGGCAGTGATTTCAGCCATCAGCCCGCCCCCTGTGCGACGTATCGACCTAGCACGCGATCAAACATCAGCTCGGCTTGCGCGTCTAGCAGTGGTCCCACCTCGCGCATGAACGCCTGTGCATCTTGAATGTTGCCGGTGATCTGAAAATAGTTGGTCATGCTGAGTCCGCCAGATGCGCCAGTGCTACCTGCGCCGCGTGGGCTTGCCATTACCACATCTGACCCAGCATCGCCTAGCGCACGAGCTGCGGATGCGATGTCGCCGCGTCCGCCAAGCATGCCCAGAGCAAAACCTTCGGCAGCATAGCCGCCCTTTTCCATCATCACACGGCTCGGGCTGCGAATGCCAAGCGTCTCCGAAACCGTGTCAATTGCCGATGTCGCAAGGCCTTTCGTCGCTGTGATTACATAGTTCCCAGCGCCTCGGACACCATTGGCAAGCCCCGTCGCGATGTTGTTGCCCATCTCGGCGGCAGTCTGCGAAACCTGCTTGATGGCTCCAATCAGGTTGAGCACGCCCAGCACGGTATCAGCAACCACCATGGCGACAAAATAGAGCGCCTGACCGAAACCAATCACACCTTGGACTAGCCGATCGATCGCCGCTGGATCTGATGTGAAATCCTTAAACTGTTTGCGGACGTAATCAATCTGAGGCTCGACGGCAACCAGCCCGCGACGGATAGAGTCCATAAAGTTTTTGCCGGCAACGCTGTCCGCATCGAAGAAGTCGGCAACGTCGGCCAGGAACTCGCGCAACTTTGCAAACGCTGTCCATTTTTCCATGTCTGACAGGGCAAACAATGTCGCAACGCCGGTCTTGATGTTCGAGATCTGCCCCTCGATTGAGGCACCAGTCTTGACCGCATAGGAGCCCGCCTCGTCGCTACCAGCCTTGCGCCGTCCTACCGTGGTCACAGCCTGCACAGCCGCAGTGGACGAGATACCGCCTTGCTTCTGTAGCTTCTGCATCTTGGTGATCACGTCCTGCTCGTCTTTGCCGCTGACTCCGACGAGTTTGGCTACCTCAAGATAGAAGTCTCGACGCGATACGACGCCCCTAAGCGGCTCAATCAGTTGGTTCAGTTCCTCAGCTTCTAGCTTGCCCTTGCCAACCACCTGATTGATCGCCAGCACAACCTGATCAAGTTGCTGCTTGCCGCCACCAGCCACACTGACCATGTCCGCCAGCGACCCAAGCACATAACGCCGCTCTGCCGTGTCGCCAAACGAGGCCGACAAAGACGACGTGGCATCTACTAGATCTTGCCAGTCAAACTTGGTTTTCGCCGCTGCCCGCACCATGTCGGTGATTTCGGCGCGCGCCGCATCTTGGCTACCAAGCAGGGCAGTAAGCCGCATCTTGGCTTGCTCAATTTGCTTGGCTGTGTCAAACGCTTGCCCCAGAACGTAGCCACCGCCCGCCAGAGAAGCAGAGGTCGCCGCCCCTACCGCACCAATGGCAAGGCCCGTTGCACGGCCCCCAGCGCGCTTTAGACCGGCCTGGCGCTCGCTCTCAATGCGCTTTTGCTCGGCAGCCTCTTTGCGCATGAGCCCGATTTTGTACCGGGTAAACTTTTCTTCCTCGCGCTGTTGAGCTTGCAACCGACGCAATGCCGCATTGCGTTTGGCATCCTCCATCTGCTGAGCACTGCGCATGGCTTCGGCATTGAGTCGAAGTTGTGCGGTCTGCTCGCGATCGGCTGCGCGCTGGGCGGCCTGTGCCGTGCGTTCCCAATCGCGGGACGATGGCGGAGAAAATGCAGGTTTGGCACGTCGCGACTCAGCGGCATTCAGTGCAGACGTAAGGCGCTCCACATCGGCAAGCGCTTTTTGCGCCTCGCCGCTGACCTTGTTTTGTAGAGCTACCGTATACGTCGTCGCCATCGGTCTACTTTCTCAGGCTTGCAATTTGTAAAAGCGTACGCTCGGCCTCGATAAGCCACCCTGCCTGCGCCAGGTCTGACCCTGGATCATGTTCCTTGGCCCACAGCGCCGCCGCTGTGACGCCTATGTCTAGGTGCTTGCTGGCGTGGTGGTAGAGTCCCCAGGCGGCAGGGCTGCACCACTGCTGAATTTTTTTACGGACACCGCCCGGTTCTCTGAGCCAAGCGCCCGCGCAAGCTGCCCAAGTCCAAGCACGGCAAACGGGTAACGCTTTGCAAACTCCTCGCGGTCGATGCCATCAAAGGACAGGATCGACGAATTGAACGCGAACTTATCGGCAGCAGTGCCTTCGGATAAGCTCAGTTTGCGAAGCCGTTCGTACTGCGTGCCACTCAGCACTTTGGCAGATGCCTTGTAGGACCACGGCTCAGCTCCAAGCTTGGTATCACTTGAGACGGTGAGCGCATATTTGCCGCCGCCTAGTGACTGCTGCGCAATGTCCTGGCCCCAGCCGCACGACTGAGCCCAAACAAGCGGCACCGAGTCGCGGCAGAAGGGAGCGTCTTTCCAGATTGCCTGGATCTGCTCACGGACAGCCACAAGTTCAGGGCAGGAAGTTGGCTTGACATCCTTCTCGGGCGCCCGGTTTGCCGTTGGCACCTCAGGACATAGCGCACAACTGATTAGTGCGTGCTCCATCCACTCGCCGATGCCGCGCGCCCGTTCGTCCATGGCAAACTCAACATCGGTGTCAGACGGTCTGCGAAACGCAAACTCGTCATCTCCTACCGACAGGACAAGCACCATGCCGGCGCCGTGTACCGCTTCAAGCTCTGCGTACTGCTCTTGCGTGATCATTTGGCCCTCTCACAGGCCCTCTATGTCGTGAAACCCTCCCGCCTCCGAGGGCCGTCGAAAAGGCGGGAAGGCTCACGATTAGAGGTCTTCGACTTCGAGATCGTATTCGAGGAAACTGAACTCGATTTTTGCGACGCCAGCGCTTTTGTTCACTGCGTTGCTGTCCGAGTGCAGGCGCAGCTTAGTGAACGTGTGCGTGTAAATGTGCGGGTCATTGTCGGGCTCGCACTGAAGGACCAGCGAGAACTCGGTATTTTTGACCACATTCCAGCCGCCCAGCTTTTGACAGAACAGCGCATATTGTCGCGCGCCCCAGGTCATGGTGCCGCTGTGGTCGCGTTGTCCCTTGGTGCGCTCGATCGGATCTTGCACGCCCTGCATGTGCAAGATTTCTTCCGAGGTCTTGCTGTTCCAGTCTGCCTCGGTGATTGCAGCGCTCAGCGTCTCGCCGTCAAACTTAAACGAAGCGACCGTGATATCGATCGCGTAACCAGGCGTTCCTACATCGATCATGGTCGCTCCTTAGAGAATCTGCGTTGCGGTGAGTGACTGGACTACGCCCGCTTTGCCGTCGATGCTCTTCACGTAGAAGAGCAGTTGGACGTAGTAGGTGATCCGCAGTCGATTGTCGGTGTTGGTACGGTCTACGACCACCTGGATATCGTTGGCGTTACCTGGCTTGACCATCTTGTCAAGCAGCACTTGGCGCAGATCCTTTTGAATGGCAATCGCCGCCGCCGCCTTGATCGTGCCGTCAGGGTTACGCTGCTGCGCCGTATTGAGGTACTTGGTCTGGCGCTGGTAGGCGTAGAACATGGCCTCGTCGAGCACGCGCCCGTAGGTCATGTACGTAAAATCGCCTGTAGGCGCATCGAATAACAGCGCATCCGCTTGCACGCCTGGAACGCCGGACAGCAGGTACAGGTACGAGCACCGAGCCGCCGCCAGCGAGGTCGCCACGTCAGTTTGATTGGCGGACGTAACCGAGGTAAGCGCGCCGCTGTTGGTCTGGTCGCCAACATCGGTTCCGGTCGAAAGCGCCAGCAGCCGCGCAAACGTGTTGCGGTTGCCGTTGACCGTCTCGGGTCGGCCTGCCTGTGGAAGCGGAAGAGATGACACAGTGTTGGCATTGCCGCCGAACAAAGACAGGCGCGGACTTGCCAAACTAGCCAGGGTCGATGTGACAGTCGCCGCCCATACCGCGTTGGCCACGCCCGCCGCCGGTCCTTCGATTTCCAGCATGATGCGGCAGTACTTCTTTGCCGCCTCAAGTTGGTTGGCCAGCACGTTGAGCGCTGCGATCCATGCAGGGAGAGCAGCCACCGGGATCTGACCAGCCACCGCAATCAAGCTTGCCTGCTCGGGGCGCGCGATAAAGTAGGTCAGCGCCGCCGATACGTCCGATAGCGTCGAGAGCGGCGCAGTCGAAGTGAAGCTAAACAGGTCGCCTTGATCAAAGGTGCCCGCGAACGTAAGCGTGATGCCCGTCTCGGGAACCAGGAACGTACCACCAACCGGAATCTGATAGATGGCCCCCGAGTAGATCGGCAGTCCATTAGACGCGCCAAGCGATACTCGGAAGGCGGCAGTTCCCAGCGTGCCAGCCGTGACAATCTGCACACTGACCACGTAGGCGTCATTTGGCGCACCAGATACCGTCATGGTTCCGGTCGAGCCAAACGACAGAGCGGTCAGCGCCTTGACGCCAAGCAGACCAGCGCCAGATCCCGCCAGCGTGGTCCGGAACTTGCCAGGGTTTGCAGCGGCAAGCGTCACCAGATCGGACTGGATGAGCAACGCCGACGAATTGGTAATGTTTGGCTCGCCGTTGGCATTGGTGCCGAGTACGACGTTGACCTGATTTCCACCCGAGAGCGATACCGAGCGATCCGCCGGATGTGGTCCGCCGCTAATCGTGGTCTGGTGCGAGATGCCCGAGGTCAGCGCCTCAAATACGATACGCCCGGCAGTCTCGGAGTAGAGCGCCAACGCCTGACAGCAGACGCTTGCGCCTGTGCCCTGAGCAACCGCGTTCCAAAGAGCGAACGCAGCCGGGGTGCCGGTGATGAGCGCGGCAAGCTGCGTGCCGGTGGTCGCCGGCGCTACGGTGACAGTGACCGTCGGACCAGCAACCACCACGCCAGCCACGCCGCCCGGCACAATCACAAGCTCAGCGCCAGCCGACTTACCGGTAAATAGCACGTCACCGTTGAAATCGACTGCCGATGGGGCAAGTACCGCGCCGTAGTCATTGGACGCTGCGCCTACGCTTGCGCCGCTCGTCTTGGTGACAGAGCTTAGCGAGCCCGGCGTGCTGCTTGCAGTCTTGATCTGGTAGACCGTGCCGTGGGATGGCTCAGTAAGCGCAGTGCCGACGTATTCACAACCAGGTCCGCCGCCAAACAGCGCGAGGCTGGTGTTAATGGAGCCGGCAAGAATGATGCTGTTTGCCGTGCCGCTGACCGTTGGCCCGACGACAAGACCAGTCTGCGCAGGGGAAGCAGGCGAGTTGGCGCCGAGGTTGTTGATCGCGACGAGATTGGAAGCGGGCACCGTAGGCATTAGAGCACCTTCCCACCGAGCGGAAGCCCGGCAATCTGCTCAGCGAGAGCGTGAAACTCCATCTCGGTCAGCGTGGCATTCACCGGGCGACCGGCTGCCATCGCAGCGCACAGCCACTCAGGAATGTTCTTGAGCAGCGCCCACGCCTGGATGGTTCCCGGCTCGGGCTGTGGCTGACCTGGCTTGAGCTTGTAGGGTGCTCCGACAACGTGGAGCGGCTTGATCACATCTTCCATCATGGCACCACTGGAATCGCTACCGACTCCACCGTTTCGATCTGTTTGAACTGGTACGGGTCCGCATGGACCAGCAGCAGCGGCGTCACCAGATACCGCACCACTATCTCCCGTTGCCCCGGATTTTCGTTGAACCCGTCCCATTGTTCTTCCTGTTGATCTTCGTCAAAGTCCGCCGGTCGCTGCTGATTCCACACAATGATCAGCGCTCGCAGCACTTCCTCTGCCAGCTTAATGTCATCGTCTGTGATTCCCTGCGTACGCGGCTCATTGGTTCGGATCTCGGCTTGCAACCGACACTGCCGAGCAGCCACGCACCGCGCCGGCTGGTCTGGTCCGTGGTACTGGACGCCGCGTTGTATGGGACCGCCTAGAATAGACCAGATGATCCGCAGTTGACCCGGTTTGCTCAGGTTGAGCTGACCGTTTTCGCAGCGCCACAGCCCCGCCGGTTGAGCGTCCGAGTTAAGCCGCTTGATCAGCGCGCTGTTGATCTGGGTCAGCACCTCAATCGCCGAGTGCGGCCAAACTGGTCTCATGATGCTCATGAGGACACCGCCCGGCGTAAACCCGACTGGATGCGCCGATCCCATGCAGCCGGCAAAGCCTCGGTCTGCGCTGGAATAAATCGCCGCTGGTCCATCTTAAAGGTGCCGTCTCGTAAATACTGACCGTAATCCGTATCTTCCGAGGCGGTCACCAGCCATTCTGCCGGGCTTGGCACGATTTCGACCTTGATAGCGCGCCGCAATTTTCCCGAACGGATCATGGGCGGCAAATGCCCATCCTTTGCCGGCTTGAATGCTCGCCCGTACACGTCGCGCCCTTGCCTGAATCCTCCGTCAATAGAGGCATCAAGCACGTCGCGGACCACGCCAGCGGCGGCGCTCATCAATCGAGCGCCCGCCGTAGCAAGATCCTGACGCAGGCGCGCCATGTCGGTGCCGCGTGGCATGTTACTCGCCGATGACCTGGATTCGCGCCTGCGCCACGATGGTGATCATGACGTGCGAAAACGTGTTGTTGTGGTACACGTCGTAATTGTAGCCCTGGGCAAACGAGGTGCCGATCGTCATCTGCTGGAGTTGACCAGCGGCAGTGCCAAGCTGCTGATAGTCGCTGGTCGTCGAAAGATCGATTGCCGCCGGAACCGACTGCCCATCGTCCACACGAATGGCGCGCACAAGCACGACAGCATCCGCGCCGCCGTCCTTGACCGCGCTAATGGTGAGTTTGCCACACTTGGCGTAAACCGAACCCGTGGCGCCATCGGGACGCAGGTCAAGCACGAGATTTGACGGGGCAGCATTGATTGACTTCTGTGCGAACATGTTCACCATCTCCAGACGCTAGTAAACGGTCTGCTAGGCGTCTCGTAATTGCCGAACGTGAAATCGTCGCTGTCCGGCTGTGAGTTGAGTTTGATATCGCCGATTGCCTCTAGCTTAAAATGCGCCATTGCGTTCTCGGCCATTTCTTTCCAGTCAGGCGGAACATCGCCACGACCGGCCACCAGTTTCCATCGCCCCCACTCTGAGAGCATGTCAAGGTCTGACTCGTCGATAGCATCAATGGGTTTGCCCGTGTTGAATGCCCACTTGCGGAAGTAGTCAGACAGGGCGCCGCAGATTTGCACAAGGCGTGGGCTAGCAGTTGTCGTCACCGACCATGTGTCATTCAGCAGAAAACCCGGCGAGACAAACGGCACAGGCGGATAGGCCGACACAATTAGGCCCGTCCATAGCACCTCGAAGTCCCATCGGCTGTTGGCCAGTTCGTTCGGTTGCGAAACCACTGGATCGCCAAACGTCACTCCACCGTCCACCGAAAACACAAATTCAGCTACGCCCAGATCGCCAGCTTTTGAGCACTTAACCACCAGCGGCGTCACGTCCACCGGGTAGCCTGTTACCTTGATCACGCCCTGAGACGCACCGGAATGCGTCACCGGACCCACCACCCCGCAGTATTGCGGACCAGGGATATCAGCGCGCGGAATTGAACCCAGCGGCGCGCGCTGTAACAGGTCTTTTGGCGTGAGGTATACAGGCCCAGAGAGCATGGCTATCTTCGCTGCGTAAGAACTTCTGCAATCTCGGGAGTGATGACAGCGCCGCCACCTGTCCAAACCACGGCTAGTTGCGTCTCAATCTCCTCGACCGAGACACGAACCGGCACAGAGTCGGGCAGGGTGACAGCAATGCTGGTTGGCGTGCTGCCGCGCGGGCCTTCCGGCTTCCAGCTTTTCGAGTCCCACCAATACTGATACAGCGCGTAATTACCCGGACCACCAGCGCCACCAGCTGACGGCAACGCAAACTCCACGGAGTTGTACCCATTGGGTTTTGTGAACCGAGCTGGATATCCAGGGGTTGCGCCGACGGTGTCAATTGCGGACGGGTCAGCCCCAGGAGCCGGAAGCACGTCTGAGTGTACGACGCTAACACGCATTGGTGGCCCTCAATCAGATCAGATGACCGGGTTGATCAGGAAGCGGATCATGCGCTGCGGAATCACGAGTTTGGCCTGTCCGTAGGCGTCCCAACCGTACTCCATGGCACCGAGACGAGCGCGCAAATGATCCGAACCGTTGAGCCCGGTGTAGTACGCGGTCGGGTGACGGTTGGGAACCAGTGCAATCGGGCGCCCTTCATTCTTCGGAACGGCCATCAGATATCCGATCTGGGTCCGATCCTGCGCCTTGCCGGCAAAAATCGGCTGCGTTTTGGTGCGTGCAAGCTGCTTGAACAGTTCCACACGAGCAGCGCCGAGCAGTGCATTGCTCACGCCGGCAGCCGCGTTGGCACCAACAGCCTGAGCCGCAATCGCGCCATTAAACACCTGATTGAGCTGGAACTTCATGTCACTGGTGGGAACCAGCGCGATGATGTCCACTTCGTCGGTATCGAGCGGCAATCCGTCGGGACCTGGCGCATTCTCCAGCAGCCCGAGCAGGAACCGCATGTTCGGCACGTCGATGCCGGTGATCGGCACGTCATTATAAAAGTTTGCCACGCCCGGCTTGAGCGGGTTGGCTTCATGCGGGGTGGCCGCCGGAGTGAAAAACGGCAGGTTGTCATAAGCCGCATTGGCCGCGTTGCCGGCTATCGTCTCGGCAAGGACCATGTCCCAGAGGATCTGAGCGCGGTCCATCATCTGAGGAAGCTGGTCCTTGATGATTCCAAACTTGTCGTTTGTGAAAACATCCCACTGTTCACGCTTCGATGGCGGCGCCCAGCGCTGCATGTCAACGCTGACCTCGATTTGACTGAACGGCTCGACCTTGCGGGCGGTGCCATACGGCCAAATCTCGGGACGCGACGCAGCCAGCGAGATCGGGAACTTGACGCGAGTGCCGATGACCTGCTCCCCGCTGGGCAGATCGATCGGGTACTTGCTCTCGCTACGAATGCCCGCCGGGGGGACGTAGGCGATCTTGGGATACAGCGCGCGGTTATTGCCCTTCAGCGCTCGGAGAAAGGCAAGGTTCACGCCGGTGAAGTAGAAATCGACATCACCGTTGCTGACAATGGTCGTAGTGGAGGTGCTCATGGTAGTTGGTCCTTAGCCCTTAGATCTCGACCCAGTACATGCCTTCGCGAATGGCACGAAGGGTGCCGCCCAGGTTGGGAGCGCCCGGCGCAGTCTCTTGTACGGTGTTGTCATCGCCGAAGTACACGCCGCCGGGAACGTCAATGAGCGCCTCGGTGGGGAGGTCGCCAGCCTTGCCAGCAAACCCAAACACGCCGCGCTGAAACACAAACGGCTGCCCATCGGGCGCCACGAGGTCAGCGGCAGGCGGCGAAGCATACTGGCGCAGGGCCACGCCGAGCAGCACGCTGTTGGCAGTCGCAGCGACCAGGGGACGCGCCTTGCCGGCAACCTGCATGCACACACCGCCCTGGTAGCAAATACGATTGGCGAGAATCGTATGCACTTCAGAAGGCGGAACTTCGGGCAGCGAGAACGCCACCCGCACAACATCTTGGGTCAAAGCAGCCATCTTAGGCCTCTCCGTTCATCATGGTGGTGGGCTGATCGGCGCCATAAGGCAGACAGCGGATCTCGTTGCCCGTGGTCGGTTCGACAGCAGAAAGACAGGTCAGCGCATACTCAAGCTCAACAGCTTCGTTGAACTTGTCGCCCTGGGTCTGCCGGGCGATATCCAAAAAGCCCTCGACAAGTGCGCGCTGTTGCGGAGTGCAAGCCGCAAGGGTCGTCGGCTTGTCGCCAGATGCCGGAGCCGCTGGCTTAATGGGTGCCTGTTCCATGGCGTGCTTCAATCCTTCTTGGGTCGGTGCAGTCGGTGCGGCTTCGCGAGGTGCCTCAGAGGGCACAAGCTCGACTGCATTTGACAGATAGGTGATCACAGTCGCGAGCGATTGCCCTTCGAGTTGGGCGCGCTGCGAGGTGGCGTAACGGCTGCGGTGCGCATCAAGCAGCAACGTCTTGTAGGCGCTGGCATCGGCATCCGACAGTAGCACGCCCTCGACTTTGGCAGGCGCTGCCTGGGCTGGCTGCATCTTGGCAAGCACAAGTCCGATCAGTTTGTCGGGGTCAGACTCGCCGCCGCAGACATCGGATAGAGTGCTCATCATCTTGGCGCCGGCTGCCATCTTGGCAGACTCAGCGGTCGCCGCTTCCATGATGTCGCCGCCAAATTGAGCTTTGAGCTTGTCCATGAGGGGGACGACGTAGCCGATCCCCATGTTGCCGATGTCCTTTTCAGTGCCGTCGGTGTCCGCAAGCGACTGCATGCACCGAAGCAACGACTGCGAGGCGGCGTATGCCTCAAGACCAAGCTTCTTTTTTGCGTCCATGACTTCCTTGGGCAAAAGCCCGTCGAGAATGGTAGGAGTTGCACCAATGGTTCCGGGGTCAGTCACAAGACCAGCGTTACGCAGGTCGATGATCTCGCCGGTTTTGGTGGTGATGATGGCTGGGCTCACGTAGGGCCATTCCCCATCCCGGATGCCCTGCGCCGCTTTGGGAGTCCACTGGATATCTGTGAACCAAAGTCCATCGTGGCGTAGCTCGGGCCGAAATTGACCGGCAGCCTTTTTTGCTTCGCCTGTAGCCATTGGGTCGTACGTGGCATGGAAATAGTCAAAGCACTTGACCACGCCGCGCTCTCGATATCGAGCCATGAGGGCCTGCGCGCCCTCGGGCTTGAGGTACTTTATGCCCTTAGTGGTGGGGTTCTCGCCCCACTTGAACACGCGAATCTCTGTCGGTGGTTCCGCGCCAATGCGAGGCATGGGAATCACCGCCAAAGCGCCGCCGGCATCAAGCAGGGTTTCAACCCACGATGCTTTTTCGGCTGGCGTATGCGCGTGCTCTGTCACTGCCCGTAATTGACGGGTTAACCGTTTCTGCTTGCAATGCGGCGCGTAGTCTGCTGTCCTCTGCCGTCATGGCCGAAAGCAAAGCAGCCCGTACTCGTAGACACGCCCTCACCGTACGCATTAGCGACGAGCAAAACGCCGCTTTTGAGATTGCCAAGGAACGCCTAGAGCGGCAAACCGGCGCAGAGATCAAACAGCAAGCGCTTTTGGTGTCGCTTGTACGCATCTTCTGCGAAAACCATGGCTGCAAGTGGCCCACAGCACCACGGCAGCCCACTGGATACCAAGCACACCGCAGCCGGTAGCGTGCCGTCACAGTACACCAGACTACGCTAGCTCTTGCGCTTTGCCGACGGTGACTATCCGCTTGCCGCATGGTTTCCCCCGCGCAGTGGTTTCTTAATCTGTTTCGCCCCAAAGAGATCGTACTCCCACCGGACCTTGACCAGTTATCGGAGCTTTCCCCGTCTGATTACCAGTCTCGGCGCGAGATGTACCCGATCATTCCGGTTTCGGGCTGGGATGCGCGGGCAGTGCTCAACATGCTGGAAAACCACGATGTTGGTAATTTCCAGCTGTCCGAACTGTTCTATCACGCAGCGCGGAAGGAAGGACTTATCGCAAGTGCTCTCGATCTACGTCGGCAGTATGCCGAGTCCTTTTCGTCTGAGCTAAAAGTACCCAAAGAAGCCCCCGACGAAGTCCACATGCTCACCGACTATCTGGCGAAGGACTGGCAAGCGGTCATGCCGGACCAGATGCGCGGCGAGATTATTGAGCGTGTCAACTTCTTTGGGTTTCAGGTCTGCCGCATTCAATGGATCTGGCACGGGTTACAGAAGCAACCACGTCTCATCCCCTACACGCACTCATCGTTGTCATGGCGTCAAGACCTGTGGTGCTACCAGGGGGTATCTGAGCGTGGGCTTGAGCTCATTCGCAACGATGGCCGGGAGTGGGTGATTTTCTCTCTTGGCGGCACCCGTCCGTGGTTGCGTGGGCTCATTCGTCCGCTGGCCTTTCCATACTTTGGCGTGATCACTGGCGACGATCAATGGCTGAGCTATAATGACCTGTTTGCGGCACCGCTCAAGATTCGCTACATGCCGCGCATGGTCCGTGAGTCCGTCGAGGCTCAAAAGCTACACGAAAAGGACAATGCACTGCGCGGAGGCGATGTGGTGCTCTGCCCGCGCGAGGATAAAGACAAGGGTTACGACTTCCGTTACGAGCAGATTGATGGGCGGGGCTTTGAGACGATCAAAGAAAAACTGCTACGCCTCGATGAGCGGATTGCAATCATCATCCTGGGTCACAACCTGCTTCAAAGCGTCAAGGGTGGCTCCCTAGCTGCAATGCGCGAGGCGATGTCCATTCTGCGGATCAAAGCAGTCGCGGACGCCAAGATCCTCATGTCCGGTTTCGAGCCAATCAGCAAGACCTGGAGCCGCGCCAACTTCGGCACCAATACGGCGGACTTTCCAGAACTGCTCGGGCAACCGCTTGATAACTTTTCGTGGTCGTTGGTGTACGACATTTCAGACCCAGAGGCAGGAGTCGCACGCGCCAAGGAAGCAAACGACTTTGCTAACGCCTTCTCGACTTTTGCCAAAGCTGCCGGGGAAAAACTGTTTGAGTTGCCGATTGATTGGGAAGCTGCCGCTGTCAAGTCTGGTATCCCCATGACAACCGGCGAGGAAGGTTACGACCAGGACGACACCGAAGACACCGATTTGGCAGCCGAAGAATGGATTGACCCACCCGCGCACATGAAAGCAGCCGCCCGCCGTTCGCTCGAGTGGGTTCATCGCTTTGGGCAGGGCGGCACAGACAAGGGTCGAGCCATGGCGCGCAAGATCCTGCGAGGTCGATTGAGCCGCGTGGATGTGCTCGCTATTTCCCGTTACTGGCCGCACCACGAACACGATAGCCAGGGCAAAGACTGGGCGAACATGCGCCGCCCGTCATCGGCTCGCATATCCTGGGGCCTATGGGGAGATCTGGGCGATGGCAGGGGCCGCAAGTGGTCCGAGGAACGCGCCAAGCTTATCCGCGAGTCGCTGACCCCATCAGAAGCCGCCTTGATTCACAAACCGCTGCTCACGCTCGACGCACACAAGGGAAACGCATCATGATGCCACCGACCGTTAACGACATGCCCCCCGCCGCCCGGTCTGCCGCTGGGCTCAGTTTGCAAGCCGCCGTCCAACATGCCATGGGTCTGCACCTGGATGCCAAGCAGGCCCATTGGAACGTGCAGGGACCAAGCTTCATTGGGCTACACAAGCTTTTCGACAAGGCCGCAGACTTTGGCTTGTCCCTGCGCGATGGAAGCGCGGAGCTAGCCCGCAGCATGGGCACGCAAATTGACGCCAGAGCAGTTGTAGAGCCACTTGGCACGCCGCTAGGTCTGCTGTCCCCTGGCGATACCTGCGAGGCGTATACGCGGCTGCTGGCGCACAGCATGGCATCGCTTTTGGGATGGCTGCGCGGACAGGCGGTGATGTTTGTACGGGCAGACGATGTGGTGACTGGGGACTTTTACACAAAGCAGGCGAGCGACTTGCAGCACCTGCTTTATCTGACCGAGAGCCACCTATCCTAGTACGGTGGCGGCGTCGGTTGATCAAACCACAGCCAGACGTTGCTCACCTTGACCGCTGCCGGCATGGTCTTTGCTGTCACGTTGACCGACAGAGTAACATCCCCGCCGTCTGATACCGCCCACGTCTCAACCGTTTCGCCAGTCGCCAGCGCATAGCTCAGTTGGCGCACCGAGTCACTAATTGACAGTGACCGGACGGCGGCACCTGCGCTCATCTCTGCTCGGAGTTTAACTGGCAGCCCACGTCGCGCCGGAATAGTCCGCTGTAATGTCCACGTCTGACCGGCTGGCACATTCACCTGATATGCCAGCGTCCTCCCGCAGCTCACAACAGGCTCTGCCATGATGCCCGGTTTTGCAATCCAGTCCGCCAGATCATCGGACAGCCGCGAGCATGACGGCGGAGGGTCGGACGGCTGCGAGCCTCCACATCCGACCAGCAGCGCGGCAAGTACCCACGCTCTCACGATTGCACCTTGCATGCGTCGAGCGTGTCTTTGGCGGCAATCAGATGCTCAAGAGTCGCTGCATGCTGCTGGTGTCGATGCATAAAACCCTCGCATACCGAAACCAGTCGCGCCAGCAGTTCGCGCATGTAACGCCAGTCGCATTCCTTGCCCATCTTGAGCACTTCGCCCGCAGTCTGCTCAATGGCGCGCGCTACCGGCTGCATTGCGATCGTGGACTGATTCGCGCTCTCATACGCCATGCAGAGCCGCAGGGCAATCTGAGTCACTTGCTCATCAGTCGGACGCTGATACTGCGGTTGATGCTTGGTTGGCTCTGGCTTCACTTCCATCTGTGCCGCCATCTCCGCCCGCTCTGGTTCCTGCGTCGTCTCCTGCTTCCGTTCCTGTCGCTTCTCTTTACTCATGGCCCTTCTCTCTTTGTGCGTGCTCAATTGCCGAAAAAACATCCGCGACCGATTCCTTGAATTGCCAGTCATATATGCCACCGCCGTATGCAATGACATCTTTGACCCAAATGGCCGATCCGGTCTGGTTCTCAAGCTCAACTGATGGCTTGATTGCTCTTATGTCCTCGGGCCTAATCCATACCTCGGTCGGTCGCGTATTTTGTCTCAGCGATGGATCGTGATGGGGAGTCAGTTTGATGAACCCAGCTCGCGTCTCAATCATGCTCGGCCCTCCTCGATTCTAGCAGCTCCGGTCCCATGTCATGGCAGCCTGCGATCGTCCAAGTCCCCTGGTCGGTTGTGACCACGATGGCATAGGCCCCGTAATCAGAACCGGCCTTGTTTCCCTCGATTACTTTGAAGCTTTGAATTGTGCCAGTGATAGGCAGTTCTTGCTCGTCGTCCAGTTCGGCCACGACCCCGCAGCAAACACCAAGCATCAGCGGATGTGGCTTGACTTCGACCACCTTATCAAAGCCCCACTTTGTGTTTCCGTTCGTCATCGCTGGCCCTCCTATAGCCACTGACTACCACGTTTTGACGACGGCGTGGCAAATTGTGACTGCGCCTGCCGAAGGATGTTGCGGAGTTGGTCGTTTGGCAACGCGGCAGGGTCAATCACGTCTTTGTCCTCGTAGACCACGGCGTATCGAAGCGCATCAAGTCCGTGGTCGTGCTCTTTCTTTGGCTCCTCTTTGTTGACCGAGCCGTCCCCATTCTTTGCCCACACATACACGTCAAATTCCTCTTCGACGCTGCATGGCTTGAAGTCGGCGCGCAACTGCTCATCCTCTGCTACCAGAGAGCCCCGCAGGAAGTGCAAGCGCGGACCATTCCCTAGCCCTAGCAGCCGCTGCTCGACCGCTTGGATACCGCGAGAAACAGCCTTGACCGCTGGAATGGTGATGACCCCTTCCGCTTCGAGGTCGGCGCGCTCGGCTGCATCGTGGTCGCAGATTGTGGCTTCAATGGTTTCACCGTTGCTGCGCCTGATGATCTCCTTTGCAAAGTCTGTCGCTCGCTGCCTGGTTTTGTAGATCTGCCGGTAGACCCACATCCCGCCATCGTCGTCAATCGCAATCCACAGGCAGACGCGAGCATTGACGAAGCCCAGGTCTATTGAGCGGATGCGACGCCACTCCTTAGGCGGATTTGGATACCACCATGGCTTATTCTGATGGTTGGGCACGATATGCACCGAGGCATCCCAAGACGCGCCGTACACCGTTCCCTCTGCCCTGACCCACTTCCCCTCGTAAAGTCGCGCCCTGCGTACGCCTGTCAGATTGCGCAGGCGCTCCATGTATGCCGGCTTTAGCGTCGGATTATCCTCGCATCGCGGGAAGTAGCACGACAGCCCCTTTGATTGCCCCGACAGGAACTTGCGGATCAACTTCTGGTTTATCCAGTGCGTTTCCGCGTCAGGGTTGGTTATCAGCCCGATCTGTGTCCATGGCGCGGCAGTTCCACGCATACGACCACCGATCTCCTCGAAGTCGTCTTCCTCGAAGCCTGACCCTTCTTCCATCAACGCGATATCGACGCCGCTGGTTTTGTTTGCAACCGAGCGAATCTTTTCCCGCTGCTTTTTGTCCTTCATGCCGCCGTAGACGATGACCGAGCCGTTTGGGTACTCGAAGCGGCTCTTACTCGGGACATGCACCACAGACTGCGGCACGATCTGCTCCAGCGCTGGAATCACTGAGTTTTTTAGCGACTCGGCAAACTTGCGCACCGCCAAGCCCAGAGCGTCGGGGAACCGCATGCAAAAGGCATTCATCTTGTGTAGGTACATCCAGCTTTTGCCGGTGCCTGCGCCCGATGAGATAAGGAGCACCGGGGATGTGTCCTTCCACGGAGCGACCTGCCAGGGCAGCGGCTCGAAGTGGCGGGGGTCGGTCATGGCTACGACCATCCCCTATCTTTTCCACACGGGCACGGAACCACCTCGCTGCGCATGTGGTGGCACTTGAACCAGTGCCCACAGTCTGGGCAGCGAGGTTCCTTGCTTGCGCCTGTCGCTTGATCTGCGATAACGCCTTGCGCTTTCAAAAGGCATTCGGGGCACAACGCCACAGATTCTCCACAGTTTCCAACTATCATTCTGTGGACCTGTAAAACCGTCTGGACATTTCACGTCTGCACTTGGCGCACGTCATCGCAACGGGTCGTTTCATGGCTTTGCACCCTTTGCCCAATCCGACCCATCGACCGGCTTAACCATCAGCATCCCACGCACAATCACTGGCTCGACCGTTACGATGATCTTGCACTCAGCCGGGATAACCGCCGCGATCGCCTTGTCCTTGGCACGGCGCCACGCATCGCACAGGTTGCCTCGGTGGGCTGCTCGGTCTTCCTTGCTTGCGCCAGGCTGGATTTGTGCCGCCGCGCCCTGGCATGATTCCAGCGCCAGCCGGGCAAGCTCAGCAGCAAGTAGCATCCTCACCCGCGAGCCGATGGAATCCTTGGATGGTCCCAGGTCTTTGAGTACCGCTGCCAACTCGGTCATGCGCTGCTCACGCTGACTCGGCTGGATCTTCGTTACTATGGTCTGTTGATTCATTGGCCCTCTCTTCTTTGCTCGGCTCCGTCTTAGCAGGTTCACCCCACTCGGGACAGTCCGGCGACACTTCCTTGACCGTGTACAGGTTGCCGCTGTGCTCGATCTTCTGCGGCGCGTCGAGCCCGAGAAGCTTACGCCGAGACTCTGTAATCTTGAGCAGCACCGCCGCAGACTTGGCGCGCACCTGGGGGTCGTCGTCGCGAATTCCTAGTTGCAGGCTCGCTTCCCACTTGTCGAGCTTTTCCAGTTCGATGGCGCGTAGATCATCGGCGCTGTGCTGTATCTGCTCGGCACTTCGGGCCAGAGCCTCCTTGACGTATCGGAACGCCCCCGCAATGTCGCACTCCAGCTTTTCGGCTATGCGCCGGTAGCTCATGCCGGTTTTGCGCATCTCCAGCGCCCTGGCTTGCCGGTCTAGCTTGGCGGCCTTCTTTGGGCTGTGCTGCTGTCTCTCACGTTGAATACTCATATTTACTATTTCTTGACCATTTTCTGATTCTTTGCTAGCCCTAAGGGCAGCACTTTACCACCCGCGCCCTCTGTAAGCGCCGCTACGCTGGCTTACAGTAGCTAGGTCTTAC